GGCCTCTATCCGCTCGGCGTCGGTCGGGGCACGGCCAGCATGGACAATCTCCGCCACTCGCGCGGTCGCCTCCTCCTGCCGGCCCTCCAACTCGACGACGATGCCGGAAACGCGGTCGATCTCAAGCCGAAGACGCTCGGCATCGATGGCCGACGAGGGGTCCAGCTCCTCCAGAACCACGGCGCGATGACGCATCGCGGCCGCTCGACGGGCAGCCATGCGCGACGGCGTCGCCCGCTGGCGCCGAATACGCTCCCGATCGCGCGCACGGGCATCTGCGGCGATCGAAATGGCGTCGACGTCGTCACCGAGCGGAGTAGGGAGGAAGTTGAACGCGGCCAGTCGAGATATGTTCTCGGCATATCGGGGCGTCAACATGCCGGCGAACCTGACGTGGAAAAACGTAACCACGTTCTGGATCTCGTCGTGATCAGCGTCAGGAAGAGACCCGACGTAGTTCGCAACGGCAGTGAACGCCTGGAGGATCGACGCCCGATAGAACAGGCCGTAATCGAAGACGGGAGCATCAGGAAGGCCGGAAACAGCCGCGGTGCTGATCGACGCCTCGGGAGATTCGAGCCAGTCCGCGAAATCGTCGAGGAAGCCGTGCGCCCACTCGCGGAAAAAGCTCGGGGGGCGGGGGGTGGAAGTGGGGAGCAGGGAGGTCATGGAGGGGGCACCGGTAGTGGATAGTAGACGAAGTGTATCACGCAGGAGCGCACGGCACAATGGTCATGGCAACTGGAGGCGGACAGGAGAAGCGGGAACAGGCGGCAGTAGCAAGAAGCGTGCCAGCCGGGGACGGATGACGGGGGCATGGGGGCGGATGACGGGAGCATGGGGCAGGGGACCGGCAACCGGAGGCGAGGGGCGTAGGCACGGGGACGGCAGGAGAGGGGGAGGAGGGCGTGGCACTAGGATACCCAGTTACCGGGGATAGGGGCAGTGTGCCGACTGGAGACTAGCAAGAAGCGTGCCAGACAGGAGGCCGTACGGGGGCGTATGGGGGATGGGCGGAGGAGTTGCTGCCGGGGATGGCGGGGAAAGACGGGGGACAGACGGCCGGGAACGGGAGATGGGGACATAGGGCACGGGGCGGCACTAGCAAGGACCGTGCCAGTGTGTTCCTTTAACCCCCCGGGTGGTGCACCCCCCTCGTCGGGGTCGTTCGCTGGGGCTGCCGGTGGCGGCGCTGGGCTGGGCCGGCGGCCGGAATCTCCCAATACTGTCTCTCCTACTATTTTTCTGGAAAACAAAAAAACGTGTGTGGTAGGAGTGGAGGGGGGGAGGGGTAGGGTAGTAGATAAATAGAGGATATTTTTCGAAGGGTGTACCGCATGCGCGCGCGAGGCGGCGGCCCCATGGCGCCAGCGTTCCCCCTACCTGCTGCCGGTGTCCTTCGCGGCGGCTGCCTGTGGCAACCTCTGCCGAAATATGGTATACTACCTACTATCGTGTGCTGGCGTCTGGCGCGCGTTTCCAGTTGTCCCCCCCGCGTCGCTGCCGGGGGCTGCCTTCGGAAACACGCCTTGTGGGCCCGAGTCTACCCCCTGGAACGTGCCCCGGAGGCCGTGTGGCGGGGACCATGCTGGCCGCATATGCCATGGGCATGGTCCCCTGTTCCCATCAGGCGACTTCGCGAATCGCCCAGTCTGCCGGGTTGCTTGCGACCTTCTGCGCCGTTGCCATCCAGCGTTCGGCGGCCTCCCTTGACTCGCAGCGCTTGGCGGGGCGGCCGTTGCGCAGCACCTGGAACTCGGCCGGCTTCTTAACCAGCTTCTTGAACACCGCCTCTTGCCCTTCGTTTTTCTTGAGCCAGCCGCGCAGGCGGTTCCCGGCGTTCATCCGCTGCTGTCCCGGGTTGAGCACGGCCCATTTCGGGCTGTACAGACCCAGATCAACGGTCAGCGCCAGAATCGACTGGAGCGTTGCCCCTGCCAGAGCCAGCGCAACTTCGTCGCCGCAGTGGCGTTTGCCGACGTACTGCTCCTTGCGTTGGCGCAGCCGCTCGCCTTTGAACGCCGACTCTTCGCCTTCCTCGCCGTCTTCCTCTTCCTCGGCGCCCTCTTCCTCGCCCTCTTCCTTGGTGTCGCCGTTGTTGCCCTCGTCGCCTTCCTCGGCCTCGACTTCCTCGGCCTCGACTTCCTCGTGCTCTTCGCCTTCCCCGGCGTCTTCGAGCAGCTCGACGTCTTTGGCGCGGAATTTCTTCTCTTCGCCGTCGTCCAGCTCGATCGTTGCCCAGCCGCGTTCCCATGCGATGAGGATCCCTTCGCCCGCGGGCGTGTCCATGCGAGAGGAAATGGCGACGTTGTTGAGTGCGTTGGCTTCCATGATCTGCTCCTGATTGCGTTATCTGTCTATCTGGCGTCGGCGCCTATCGCCAACACCTCTATTGTACCACATCTTTGCTGCTGCGTCAATACCTTTGCTGCTGGCCGCCCGGCGGCGCCCGTGGGCGGGGCACCCTGCCCCCTGCGGCAGTACCGCGCAGGTACCGCCGTACACCCGCCGCTGGCCGCGAAAAAAGGCGCCGGGGGCGGGGTAGCTGGGCGCCCCGCCGTCTTTTCCCGTGGCCGCCTGCCGAGCGTCAGCGGCGCATCCTTTTCGCCGGCCGATGCGCGCTGTTCAGCCCGGCCAACCGGCGCCCCCGATCCCATCCCGTCCAGGTCATCGCCATGCGGTTGAACAGGCGGATGACCTTGCGCCGCGCCTTCGAGAGGTCCCCGGCGTCGATCGCGTCTCCCATCGCCCGAGCCAGCCGAATGACGGCGTCATGGTCCCGGTTCTCATTCCTGCCTTCGCGACGTTTCAGCATGGTCCTATTCTCCTATCAGAGGGGGCGGCGCCCCCAACACCCCTATTATAACACACCCGATGCTCGGGCGCAATCCCCTCAGGCGCCAGCGTAGCGAACCCAGCCGGCGTCGCCGCGGACCCAGACGACGTCATCTTCTGGGTAGATCGACTCGACCTCGTCGATGCCGTCGACCGGCACGACGTCGTGGGTCAAGACGATCGCGATCACCTCGTCATATGCGCCCTGCTCGTCGGCCGGGATGCCATCGGCGCCCTCAGCTGCGCTGATGATGAAGGCAGCGTCGAAGTCCACCGCCGCACCTTCGAGCTCCTCGCGGAGGTCCTCCCACGCCATCGGCGCCGCGCGCCAACCTTCGTTCGTGTCGATCTGGCCGGTGCGCTCCAGCGCCTCCAGACCCTTCGTCGTCGTGACCAGCAGCATGGCTATTCTCCTATCGTGCCTCGGGGGCGGCGCCCCCTCCAGCACCTCTATTGTACCACACCCGAGCATCGGGCGCAAGTATCTCTCGGCCTGGAACGACGCCCGCGCACGCGATCGCGCGTCTACCACAGATCAGCCCCGAGCGCAAGTATTGCGCCCGATCATCGGGCGTGGTAGAATCGGGGTTTTGGGACTCGGAGACACCGACGATGGCACGAAACATCCGCCGACCACGCCCGCTGCGGTCGATCGCCGCAGGCGACGCCCGGCGTTTCCTGCGCAAGAACCCCGACCCAGTCGCGCAAGCAGAGGCCGACCGAAGGTGGCTCGAGGCCGCCGACGCCCGGATCACAGCGAACCTCGCCGTGCTCGAAGAGATCCGCTGCCTGCTGGCCGAGACCGAAACAGCAGAGGCCGAGCTGGCGCCGCTCGCCGAGCGCTTTGGGCCGCCCCCGGCCACCCCTGACCGCGGGCCCGCAACCCCGCCCCCGCCGAAGGTCAGGAAACCCCGCCGGCCATCGGCAGGCTCGCCCTTCCTGCTGGTCGAGGTCCGGCTGCCCGCTGCCCGAACCCCGGCCCGCGTCCACCCGCCCAGAACCCCGGGGGCGCCATGGGTCGTCGCGTTCGCCCACGGACACGCGGACTACCCCGAAGCGCCCGCAGCAATCGCAGCCGCCCAGTACCAGCACGCAGGAGCTCGGGCCCGGCTGGAAGCAGCGCGCGCCGTCGTGCTCGAAGCAACCGACCGGATGGTCGCAGCCCGCAGACGCGTTCTCGCCCGCCTCGTCTGGCTGTCGGAATAGGGGGAACCCCCCGCGGAGCGAAGCAAGCAGATTTTTCCTTGGCCTTCTCCATTCGCCTCCCGCCCCCCGTACCCTATAGCACGCAGGGGTACACATATCCTATATCCACTAGCACGCAGGGGCACACATATCCCATGTCCGCCGGCACCCATGCCCCCTATTTCCCGCCATGGGTCCCCACCGATACCCGCATATTTCCGGGCTATTAACGCATGCCGCAGTAGCACGCAGGGGCATATGGCATCTACTGTCCCCGCTATGTGCCGCATGCCTCTCCGGCTTTTTCTAAACGGGGGGTATGGTGCTGTGGAGGAGATAAAAGGGGTAGTACAGATACATACAGTATACTGTTAGAAGGGTTTCGGAGAGACTACCGGCACGGCGCCGCTACCGTCCGGTTCCATTACTCCTTGACGGCTTTCTTGCTGGCGTGGTATACTACCGCCGGGCTTCCGAGAAGCCGCGTGCCCTGCCGGGCAAACACTGTGTCTTGGACAACGAAGAGATGGATATCCTTGAGGCCAAGCGTGCCGGTCTGAATCTACTGAACCCCAGCGACGATCGGTTCTGTGTCGTGTATTCCCTAACGGGCTCTCTCGACGAAGCCGTGCGCACGGCGTTTCCTGACCACGAAATGAGGTCCCGCACCGAAGTGGCGATCGTCGCCGCAGAGTTGCTGGAGCGGTACGATATCGTTGCCCGCCTTCAGCAGTTGTCGGCACAGTTTTCTTATAATCTCGGTATCTCCAAAGCCGGCCATCTGAACAAACTGGCGGAGATTCGCGATCGCGCCATCGATAATGATCAACTCGAAATTGCTTTGAAGGCCGAGAAGAATCGGGGGGAGGCGGCCGGGTATTACGCGACGATCACCGACAAGTCGGTTTCGGCGACGCACTCCACCAGTTCGGAGAAGCCGGTCACCCCGCAAGCGCTCGCCCATCTGTCTGATGACGAAATCGAGACGCTCGCGACGACTTTCGAGAAGCTCCAGACTCATTCGACGTACGAGGAAAGATCCCGAACGGTCGAAATGTCCCCCCGCAGATATCTGGACAACGACGAGTGATCAACCTCGGCCAGCTCAATTTCTCCGCCAGCGACCTTAATGCCGTTGGCGCGGCTGTCCTGAAGGAGCGCGAGCGTCGGCGGTTCCGTCGCCTGTCGAACTTTGTCCGCCGCGCGTGGCCGATTGTGGAGGGGTCAACTCCTTACAGTCACAACTGGCACATCGATCTGATCTGCGAGCATCTGGAGGCGATTTATCGGAAGGATATCCGAAACCTCCTGATGAACGTGCCGCCGGGGTCGATGAAGTCGATCATGACCTCGGTGATGTTCCCGGCGTGGATGTGGAAGGAGAACCCTGAAACTCGGGTGTTGTCGGCCTCCTACGGTGAGCCTCTCTCGGTGCGTGACGCGGTGCGTTCAAGGCACATCATCGAATCAGAATGGTTTCAGGACATGTGGGGCGAAGAGGTGCAGATCGCCCGGGGGCAGAACCAGAAGACGAAGTACGCAAACACTCGGGACGGGTGGCGGATCGCAACCTCGGTCGGCGGCCGGGGCACCGGGGAACACCCGGACGTGAAGTTGGTCGACGACCCGCACAACGTCAAGCAGGCGGAATCGGACGCCGAACGGCAAACCGCGCTGGATTGGTTCGACCAGACGCTCTCGCCCCGCGGCGAGTCCCGGGATGCCGGCACGGTCGTCACGATGCAGCGGCTGCACGCCAAGGACCTGTCTGGCCACATCATGGACAAGGCAGAGTTTAAGCACGACTGGGAACACATTCTCCTGCCGATGGAGTACGAGCCCAATCGGATGCGGCCAACCTCGCTCGGCGGCGTGGACCCCCGGACCAAGAAAGATGAGTTCCTCTGGCCCGCGCTGTTCACGCCCGAGAAAGTCACCAAGATGAAGCGCCAGCTTGGCGAGTACGGCACCGCTGGGCAGTTGCAACAGCGCCCGGCGCCTATCGGCGGCGGTATCATCAAGACCGACAAATTCAAGCTGTGGCCGCACGATAAAGAGATCCCTGCAATGGAATATGTCGTGCAATCGTACGACACGGCCCACAAAGAGCAGACGATCAACGACCCCTCGGCTTGCACGGCGTGGGGCGTCTTCTTCACCCCGTCGGGGGCCAAAGCGGCATTGCTGCTGGATGCTTGGTCCGAGCGAATGGCGTACCCGAAGCTGCGCAAAAAGGTGATCGAAGATTGGGCAATCAGATACACTTCGGACAATAAGGGGCGGCGTGGCCGGCGGCCCGACAACATTATTGTTGAAGAGAAATCTTCGGGCATTGTCCTGATCCAGGACCTGAACAACTCAAACATTCCGGCGTTTGGCTACAATCCCGGGCGCTCAGACAAGGTGGCGAGGGTCGCGCAGGCGACACCGCTGCTGGAAGCTGGATGCTTCTACGTCATCGAGTCCAAGCAAGAGCCGGGCAAGCCCATCACGTGGGCCCGGCCGTTCCTCTCCCAGTGCGGCAATTTCCCCAACGACGAGCACGATGATTACGTGGATACGTGGTCGCAGGCGGCTCTTTGGCTGCGGGATAATGGTTGGCTAGATCTCGAATTCTTCGAAGACGAAGAGGAAGAGGAAGAAGCCGATTACAGCACCGCGAAAGCCAGAAACCCCTACGATCCTTAAGAAGGAGCCCGCAATATCATGGCTGGCGCTCTATCCAAACTTGCCCGGCGTCTCGCGCAAAAGTTCGACATCCCGGCGTATCACGGCACCCGTGCGCCCGAAATCGAAGCCGATGTCCTGCGCGCTGGCGAAGGCACTCCCGACCGGATGTTGGGGCCGCATTTCGCCGCAGATCCCCGATTGACGGAAGCGTTCACGATCGGCGAATACGCTCGCGACCCGATGGCGTTCGGGTACCCCGAGGGGCTCACTGCGGAGTCCCGATACGGGAAATTTGCTATCCAACCGGGCGGCAACACGATTCCCGTATGGCTCCGAGGACCTTTCAAGCATTTCGAGGGCGATTCCCAGTGGGGGTCACTGCGTGACGAAATCACAAATGAAATCAACCGGCTGCCGGATGAATTCATTGAGTGGTACACACGTTCCCGCGGCACGGACCCTTCGGCCCCGGAAGAGCTTCTGCGGCGGTATGAGCGCGGCGACCCGCTGCTGATCAACAACAAATACCAGCCGATACCGGAAGACCAAGTTCGGAAGCTCGAATTTCTCGGTATCGTTCCTACTCGCACCAGCGCGCGACTGCGTTACCAAGATCCCGAGATCTTCAAGGGACTGCTTCCCATCTATGGCTACGAGTCTCCGGCGCACATCGTCCGGGACTATGATGCGTACATGTTCTCGAACCCCCGCGGGATGTCTCGTGCGGTCGACGCCTATCGGCGGCGGTTGGCTGATGAGGGGTTCTCGGGCGTCAGCTATATCAACGAGTCCCCGAACGAGGCCCGTGACGCGAATCCACTGAGCTTCATAGTTACTGACCCGTCGGCGGTACGTTCCTGGTTCGCCCGGTTCAGTGACGAGGATGTTGCTCGCCCCGGCCTCGGGTTCGCGTCGGGCGGGTTGGCGAAGGCCGCTTCGTTCATTTCTCCGACGCTCGGCCGCGTCTACGACGATTCGGTGGCGTTCGGGAAAGAGTTCCCGGGGCACAACACTGACGGCGCCGGGGATGCGGCCCGGCACGCTTATGCGGCCTCCCGGCTTGCTCGCGAATACGGACCCGGTCGGGCTCGCGCGATGGGCGCGCTGTACGAGTTGCTCTCGCTCGGGGCTGATCGCCGTTCGACGCGGATGGATGAGTACAACAACGAAGTAGGGATCGGTCTCGCAGAACTCGAAGACGAGTTGGCGCGCGAGCGCATCCGCGAAATGATCAACAGGAATCAGTTGGAAACGATGCCTGCGGGCACGGGCGGGGGGTACTAAACCATGGCAGACCGTATTTCGGCATCGCCTCAGAGCCCGGTGCTCGGGGCACTCGCGAGGCACCTTCGTGCCGCCCGTGCCCTCGGGGACGAGGCCCGGATCCCGCTGATCGACATGGGCCTCGGGGAATTGCTCCTCGGGAAGGCGCCGGAAGAGATCGAGGAGTGGTCATATGGCAACCTGCCATTCCAACGGGGTCGCGAAGGCATCGGATCTCGGGTTCCTCAGCTCAAGCGTGGTCGCGCGGAAGGGGTGATGGACACCGCGTTCGGGGCGCTGGACGCGGCCGGGCTCGGGGCGCTGGCTCGTCGGGGGCTCACAGCCGCAGCGGGGTCCGCCGGGACCCGGTTCGGGGCCAATCCAATTCCCCAGATCGGGGCGATCAAGCCGCGTGGCGGGAACTGGCTGAAGGGCAGTGTTGAGAACGCATTGGGGGGTCTCAGAAAATACTCCGACGACGACGAAATAGAGATGTTTCGAGGTCTCATATCAAATCGCGAAAAAGAACTGATGGATTTGAATCGTCAGCGGGCGGCTGCGCTGGATAGATTGGGGGCGGAAGGACAGCCGGATTCAGTCATAAATCTGGTTGATGCGGAGTTCACAGGAAAGATCGATCAAGTGAATCAGTTGCTATCTGGCAATCTGGGGGAGCTGGCGAAGCTGGACCGCAATACATCTCTCAATCGCTGGATCGAGGGTCCCCTTACGAAGTACATCAAGCGCGACATGGCCACGCCGGAAGACCCGGTACGAAGGCTGGCCGAAGAGGGAATCGTGCACTATTTCCCCGAGATCGATACGAACTCCCCGACCTTGCGCGAATTGCGTTCGAGTGCTGGGTTCCCTCCTGAAGGTTTCGGTCGTAGCGAAGCGGCGAGGCAATGGGAAGCAATGTCCGATATGCAGCCCATTGTGCGGATGGGCCGGGATTTTCCTGACGGAATCGCCTCGTTCATGGACGAAGAAACTTTGGCTGATAACCCGTGGCTTACGAAGCTGGGTCCGGATGACAACGTTTACTCACTTAACAAGAGGTATCCCCCAAACCAAGCCCTCGGTTTTGACCACCTCGTCGACGAACTCAACAATGCGCTGAACCCCGGATCCGGCCTGCCACGTAACTTGCTCCTGCGCCCCGAGCAAATGCGGCAGATGGGGATGGAAAAAGCCGTGCGCCACGTCGACGCGATCAATAAATGGCGTGCGGCGCAAGAGGTCGCCGCGAACCAAGAACTCGCCAACAAAGCGATGGTCGTCCGCGAATATCCGGACGTACCTGAAATGCCCAACCCGAAAGGATTGCGGTGGGTGGAGCTGAAAAAAGAGGATGATGTTTTGCCGGAAGGTTATTCCGTGGTTCCTGATGCCCGAAACAGCAGGTACTGGGATCAGCCCGATGAGCACTATTTCCATGTAATGAGCCCGTCGGGCGAAATTGTTTCAACGGGAGCCACTGAGAAAGAGGCCCTCGGCTTGTTGAACCGAGACAAGAAAATTGAGGCACTGGAAAAGCAACTCAAGTACGAAGGCGACACGATGGGCCATTGCGTCGGCGGCTATTGCCCTGACGTGCTGGAAGGCCGTAGCCGCATTTTCAGCCTTCGCGATGCCAAAGGCGAGCCGCATGTAACAATTGAAGTCGAACCGCCTCGGAAACAGCAATTCGATGCTCATGGTGATTTTGAGAAGCTGCCCCCAGAGTTGCAAGACCAGATCATCGCCGATTACGGTGCTGGCGCCGTCGGTTGGGCGCGCGGAGTGCAAGAGGATCCGCGTGTGATTTCGTGGTTTGAAGCGAACACCACCCCCGGGCCGTCTAGCATAAGACAGATCAAAGGCAAGCAAAACCTAGCCCCAAAAGACGATTATTTGCCATTCGTGCAAGACTTCGTGCGCAATTCGCCGCTCAGTGGTAATTGGGCGCGTGTTGGCGATCTGGCAAACACAGGATTGCGCAAGGTTGGCGATCGCTACGTTACTTTGGACGAGCTCAAAGATGTGTCGAGAACCGCCGACGGCTTGCCTATCGGTTACCAACCACTCGATGATTTGCCGGAATGGAGGAACGGTGGCCTTGTTGACGAGGGGATTGACGACCCGGTGCAGTTTGCGTTACAATGGCGGGAGCTGGTGGACGCCGAAAATGGGTACAGGAGAGCCTAGGATGCCCTCGAAATCGAAGAAACAAGCGCGGCTGATGGCAGCCGCGGCCCACGACCCTGAGTTCGCCAAAAAGGCTGGGGTCCCTCAATCGGTTGCCAAAGAATTCAACGCTGCGGACACCAAGACTGGAATCTTGAAGAAAAAGGGAAAGGGCAAGAAATGACCGACGAAGTCGAAATGGGTGGCGAAGGCATTCCCCTGAATGTGGTCGACTCGGCAGCCATGGCCGGTGTGACCGAGAACGATGACGGGTCGGTCACCATCATTGAAGATGAAATGGTTTCTGCTTCTTTGCAGTCGGTCCCGTTCGATGCGAACTTGGCGGATGTGCTGCCTGAAGAGAGGCTCACTGCGATCGCCAATGATCTTCTGGATCTGATCGAATACGACAAAGAATCGCGGTCGGAACGTGACGCGATCTACAAAGAGGGCTTGCAGCGAACCGGCCTCGGGAAAGAGGCCCCCGGCGGCGCCGATTTCCAGGGGGCCTCTCGGGCCACTCACCCGGTGTTGGCCGAGGCTTGTGTTGACTTTTCATCCGCCGCGATCAAAGAGCTGTTCCCGCCCGACGGTCCTGTTCGCATCCACAGTTTCGCGGACTCTGCCCGCCCAGATGAGATCGAGAGGGCAGAAGCCAAGCGCGACTATATGAACTGGCAGCTGGTTGAAGAGGTGCCGGAGTACAAATCCGATCTCGAGGTTCTTTTGACACAGCAGCCCCTGTCGGGCTGTCAGTACCTCAAGATTTGGTACGATGCCCGTCTTGGTCGCCCCTGCGTCGAGTACATCCCTTCGGACATGGTGTATCTGCCATTCGCGGCCACATCGTTTTCGTCCACGAATCGGTTCACTCTTGTGGTGCCCCTCACCCGCTACGACTTCATGCAGCGGGTCAAATCGGGCATTTACAGAGACGTCGACGCCTTGGAGCTTGAACCGTTCACTCCCGAAGAGTCGTCGACACAACAAGCAAACGACAAGATCGAGGGGCGCCAAGAGCCGCCCTATAATGCGGACGGACTTCGCAATATCTATGAGGTTTACGCGTACTACTCGGTCGAAGGGGAAGAGCCCGGCGACGAGAGGCCGTATATCATTTCGATCGATGTGTTCAGCCGCAAGATCGTTTCGATCTATCGGAACTGGGAAGAAGAGGACCCCACTTTCCAGAAGCTCGATTGGGTCGTGGACTTCAACTTCATCCCTTGGCGCGGGGCGGGCGGCATTGGTCTGATTCACCTTATCGGATCCCTTGCCGGTGCCGCAACGGGGGCCCTTCGCGCGCTGCTCGACTCCGCGCATCTGGCCAATTTCCCCGGCGCTGCGAGGTTGAAGGGCGCGCGCGCGTCTGGCCAGAGTGTTTCTTTCGGCCCTACGGAAATCACCGAAATCGAGGCTCCCGCCAACATCGATGATATTCGCAAAGTCATCATGCCGATGCCTTTCAATCAGCCCAGTCAAGTGCTGTTCTCGCTCCTGGGCTGGCTGACCGAAGCAGCAAAAGGTGTCGTGACGACGGCGGAGGAAAAGATCGCCGATGCCACGAACGAAATGCCGGTGGGAACGACACTTGCCTTGATCGAGCAGGGCAGTAAAGTCGTTTCTGCCATCCATGGGCGCCTGCACGATTCCCAGCGCAGAGTTCTGAAGATCTTCCAGAGGCTCAACTACAAGTATTACAACCCCGAAAAGCAGCAAGCGAAATTCGGCAAGGTCCTGGTTCCGAGAGAAGATTTTCTTAATACTGGCAACGTCGTTCCGGTCTCGGACCCGCACATGTTCAGCGAAGCCCAGCGGTTCGCCCAGATCCAGGGTGTACTACAAATGGCCGCGGACCAGACGGTTCCTTGGAACAAACTGGCTATTTACAAGCGCGTGCTGCGCATCATGCACGTGCAGAATTTCCAGGAGTTTTTCAACGAGCCGCCCCCGCCAGTGTCGGCCGACCCGGTCACCGAGATTGTGGCTGCCATGTCTGGTCAGCAGATCCGGGCAACGCCGGATATGGACCACATGCTCCATATCTCCGAAGAGCTGCAGTATCTGATAGACCCCCTCTTTGGTGCCGGTAACGCGGAGGCGATGAATCCCGGATTCCAGGTTATCATGGCCGACATCTGGGCCCATTTGCTGTTTGCTTATCAGCAGCTCAAGCAGCAAGCGGCGCAAGCTGCCCAGCAACAATTGGTCCAGGCAGTGCTCGAAGCGATGGTCCGGCAGATCAACGCTTCGGGGCTTGACCAACCCCCGATGACCCCGGACCAGTTGTTGCAGACTGCGACCCAGTACGCTCAGCAGCCCCAGTTGGCCGCGCAGGTCCAGGGCGCGGCGCAACAGTTGTTTGTGCAACTGCGCCAGCCATATGACCAATTGGCGCAGCTGATCACGCAAGCCTCGCAGCTTGTGAAAGCGAAGGTCCCCCCGCCGCAAGACCCCCAAGCACAGGCGCAGATTCAAATTGCCCAGCTCCAAGAGCAAACGAAGCTTCAAATCGCCCGAGCCAAGGACGAGATTGCTCAGATGGGCTTGCAGCTCAAGGCGGCGCAGGACGCGGCGCGTCTTGAAATCGAGAAGTTGTCGCGCCTTCAGCTCGATCCTGCTCTCAAACAGGCGCGGATTGATGTTGAACTCGAGAAAAACCGTGACGACAACATCCAGCACCATCAGACCGAGCTCCTGAAGAACCGCGAGGACAATATCACGAACCTCGAGATTGCCCAGCTGCGTGAGCAGGGCCAGATGGAAGCGGCGGTAGCCGCTGCGCAACAACAGGCAATGCTTGACATTCTGAAGTTGCAGCAACAGGATGCCGAATCGCGGCGCCAGCTGGCCGCTGAAACCGAGCGTGCCGAGCGGGACAGGGAAGCACAGCACGAAATCCAGGAGAAGAAAGATGCACACGGGTCAGAAGCTTCAGAAAGAACTGGCGATGGGGATTGACCAAGCCCGACGGGAAGCTGTCGGGTCTGTCCCTAAGTCCTTCCCGGGGTCGGAGAAGGTGGTTGTACAAAATGTTGACAGGTCGCGCGGCGGCCAATGCGGGGTGAAGAACGCAAAATGAGAATCTCGGATGACTTGCTCCTGAGAGTGGTCCACGAGCTGAAAAAAGAGATTGCGGCAAGGGAGAAGGAAACTGCCCGTGCCAGTATTTCTGATATATACGCTCATGGCCGCGCTCAAGGGTCTATCGACGGCCTGGATGATGCCCTTAGTATCATCGAGAGGGTCATAATTGGCGAAAACCAAGCAGAGGAATCGAAATGATTTCAGCTAGTCAGTTGGACACAGCTTTTCCGGAAATCAACCCTGGGGTACACCCGTTCGGTGGCAGAGTGCTGGTGCAACTCCGCACCGTTCGCAGCAAGACGAGTCACGGCATCGTGCTCGTCGAAGACACCAAGACTTTCAACAAGTCTATCGCACAGCTGGCAAAAGTCATTGAACTTGGGCCGCTTGCATATCGCAGCCGCGACACGATGGAGCCGTGGCCCGAGGGCGCGTGGGTCGAACCCGGTGTCTATGTTCGGGTCCCGAAATACGGTGGTGACCGCTTCGAGCGCCAGATCCCCGGTACGGATGAAACCGCGGTGTTCTGCCTCTTCAACGACCACGAGATCATCTGCTCGGTCGATCCTGAAGCGTTCACCGAAATCGACGAGATCCGCTGACATGGACGAGCAAATGGATTTTAGCGATGCCCTTCGGGCGCTGAAAGCCGGCGAAAAGGTTGCCCGGTCGGGGTGGAATGGGAAGGGCATGTGGTTGTCCCTTTCTTGTGAAGGGGGTTCTTTCGCGAGGGCCCGAAGCATCCCCGCCCAAGCATTCTGGTCGGAGAACAACCGTCGGTACGCAGAGGAAAATGGCGGCCATGCGACTGTCCTGCCCTGCATTACGATGAAAACCGCCACGGGCGAAATCCTCATGGGCTGGCTGGCTTCGCAGACTGACATGTTGGCCGAAGATTGGGAGATTGTACGATGACCGATGACGAAATCGAAATGGAGATCCAGTCCAAGGGTCTGACCGCATCGCGCGTGACACCAGCGGATGTCGAGGCGAACATCCGGCATATCGACATCGTGAAGTATGTGGGCCCTCGGGGTCAGGTTCTTCGCTGGGCGATCATCGAAACCGCCAGCGGGTTTCTGGTCCCGGGGAAGCCTTCGGCTGCCGTGTCCCCGGAAAACGACGACGAAGAGCTTGGCGTTAAGGTCGCGGTCGACAACGCCCGCAATGAGCTGTGGCCGCTGATGGGCTACGCGCTGAAGGAAAAGCTCGCCGCGTCCTGAAGTTTCGCGAATAGGTTCTTGTGCCCCTGCGGGGGCTGTGCTACAATGGAAGCTAGCCGCACTGCGGCGCAGCCGCCAATTTCGAAGGAAATAAGATGGCAATCAGGGAAGAGGTACTGGATGATCGGTTTGCGCCCCCGCGCGGCCACGAGTCGGAGTTCGACGACACCCGAGATCCGCCGGACGACGACGAGGACAACGTTCGGGACGTGGGCGATCTGTCGTCCGATGACGGGGCGTCGGATCAGGCGTCGTCCGACCAAGACCACGGCGACCACGGCGATGATGACGAGGAGCACTCGGACGACCGTTCAGACGGCAAGTCTGACGAGGAGCGGGCGGCGATCCGGGCTCGGCGTCGTGAGGAGCGCCGCCAGAAGAAAGAGCTCCAGCGCCAGCGCGAAGATCGACTCCGCGCCGAGCTCGCCGCGCGCGACCAGATCATCAATAGCCTCAATACCCGCCTCCAGGCGATCGAGACCCGCGGCGTCAGCTCCGATATTTCGGCGATTGACAATGAGCTGAACCAGCTCGCGAACGTTTACGTTGGCCTCAAAAGCCAGCTCGAAAAGGGCACCGAAAACCAGGACGGTCGCGCGGTCGTGGACGCGACTGAGAGGATGTTGCAAGTCCGCCAGCGCGCCGAACAGCTGCAGCAGCGTAAGCAGATGATGGCCCGGGCCGCGCAACAGAGCGCCGCGGCCGCAGCGCAAGTTCCCGACCCGCGGCTGGTGAACCACGCCAACCGATGGATTTCGGACAACCAGTGGTACAAAGTCAATGGCACCGACCGCGACAGCAGGATCGTCACCGCGCTCGACAATGCGCTCACGGCCGAAGGTTGGGACGCCACGACCCCCGAGTACTGGGAAGAACTGTCGGCCCGAGTCGCTGACGCTTTGCCACACCGATTTGCCCGCAGGCAGGAAATGCAGAGAAACAACGGCACCCAAAAACCCCCAGCGGGGGGGCCTCCTGTGGCCGGGTCTTCCCGGACTTCGGCATCTGCCGGCCGTGCCGGCGGGAGCAAGGATTACACGCTTTCTCCCGAGCGCGTGAACGCGATGAAAGAGCTCGGTATTTGGGACGATCCCAAGCGCCGGGCGGACATGATCGCAGAGTACAAGAAGTATGACAAAGAAAACGGAGTATCACGATGACGACCAGCAACAAGCAAGACGAGCGACTGGTTCGTCGCGATGATTCCGTCCCCGGCGCAGAATCCCGTCAGGACCGTTCTGCTGCTGACAAAGAGCGAGTCGTCGATGATTCGCTGAAGGCAAAAATCGCAGCACTCCGCTCGGGTTGGTCCGACGATGTGATTCCCGTCATCGAAGGCGACCCGAATTACCACTACTGCTGGTTGAGTACCACCAACCAATCTGACCCGATCTATCGGCGGTTGAAGCTGGGATATGAGCTTGTGAAGTTTGACGAGCTCAGCTACCTCGGCGAACAGAATCGCGTCCAATCCGGGGAGTTTGCAGGATGTGTTTCGATCAATGAGCTGATTCTCGCCAAGATTCCGAAGGAATTGCACCACGAAATTATGCTCATCAATCACCATGAAAAGCCGATGCAGGAAGAAGAGCTTCTGCGGGCCAACATGGAAACGGACGACAAAGATAGTGACGGCCGTCAGCTGGGGCAAGTCTTCGGCGACGGTATCGAAAATCTGGGCCAGCGTTCGGGTATTCGGCGCCGACCCACATTTGGATAAGGATTGAACCATGGCACTCACTGCCTCTCCGTTCGGCTTCCTGCTCCGCAAGCACCCCACGGGGCAATCGCGGGCAAATGCCTACACAATCGCCGCGACGTACGCCACGGCCATTGGCTATGGCGACGCCGTCATTCTCAACACCGATGGTACGCTGACCATCGGCACCGCCACCAACGACGTGCTCGGCGTGTTCGCTGGCGTCCACTACAAGGACGCCGCCGGCAAGCCGAATTTCTCCAAGCGTTGGCCGGGCGCCGTTGCTGGCGCCACCGAAATCGTGGCCTACGTCTACGACGATCCCGACAACGTGTTCGAAGTCCAGGTCGAAACGGGCGGCTCGGCCTACGTGCAGACGGCCATCGGCGCGCAAGCCGACCTCGTCGCCGGTACGCCGAACGCCGCCACCGGCCACTCGACGATGGCGCTCGATGCCACCGTTGAAGCTGGCGGCGGTCAGGGCCAATTCCGCATCGTCGGCTTCGGCAACGATGGTCCGTACGACGCTACCAACAACCCGTTCCCCACTGTCCTGGTGCAGATCGCACAACACCAGTACGTGGCGAACAAAGTCGCCATCTAAGGGGAGCTGATCATGGCTGGCACTATCATGCGCAGTACCCAATTCCGGTCGATCGTCGAACCGATCCTGAACCAGGAATTCAATGGCGTCTACGACCAACGGAAAGACGAGTACAAGCAGGTCTTCTCGGTCGAAGACGGGATCAAGCGTGCGTACCACGAAGAGCCCGTGCTCTTCGGTCTCGGCGCCGCCCCCGAACTCCCCGACGGGCAGCCGGTGACGTACGACGAGGGCGGCGAGCTCTACGTCAAGCGTTACATGTACAACGTCTACGGTCTGGCGTTCGCCCTGACCCGCGTTCTGGTCGAGGACGGCGACCACATTCGAGTGGGTTCCACTTACTCGAAGCACCTCGCCCAGTCGATGGCCGAAACCGAGGAAACGGTTCATGCCAACCACCTGAACCGCGCTTTCAACAGTCTGTACCAAGGCGGTGACGGTGTGGCGCTCATTTCGGCCTCGCACCCGGTGATCGGCGGCATGCAGTCGAACCTGCTGACCCCGGCGGCTCTGTCGCAGACGTCCCTCGAACAGGCGCTCATCACGATCCGCCAAGCTCAGGACTCCCGCGGTAAGAAAATCCGCCTGACGCCGAAACAGCTGGTGATTTCTCCTGCGAACATCATGCAGGCTGAAGTCCTGCTGAAGTCGGTGCTTCGTGCCGGCACCAGCAACAACGACATCAACCCGGTGAAGTCGACTGGCATGCTCGACAAGGCGGTGGCTATCAGCCGCATGACCTCTTCGACGGCGTGGTTTGTCCAGACCGATGCCCGCAACGGGATGAAGTCGCTGTGGCGCCGCCGGGTCGAGAAGGCCATGGAGGGCGATTTCGAGACCGACTCGATGCGGTATAAGTCGACGATGCGTTTCGGGTCCGGCTGGACCGACTGGCGTTCGATGTACGGTAACGCTGGCGTCTGAGTGCACCCGCGCGGGGCCCCAGTTCGCTGGGCCCCCGCTCTGCTTTCAAAGGAGAAAAGCATGTCGACATACATACAAGGCGCGCTGAAGTCGGGCGATGGGTTCAGTGAGGTCGGCGGTGCATTCGGCACGGCTGTGTTTTCGCAAACGGCGCTGATCAACTTCGACACCGATTTGGTACAAGAAGCGGTGTTCGTGCTTCCGAAGGCGGGTCAGGTGGTTGACATCGTCGTTGATGTGCTGACGGCTTTCAACTCGCTGACATCGGCCACGCTCACTGTCGGCTCGGCTTCGGCCGGGACGCAGTACGCGGGCGGAGTGGATGCGAAAACGGCGGGTCGTGTTCGACCGACTTTCACCGCGGCGCAATTGGCCGCGATGGATGACATCGGCAACAACACCTCGGTGTACGCCACGATCACCAGCGTCGGCCAGCCCACTGCGGGTTCCGTCCGGGTGACCGTGTTGTATACCGGCGGCCGGTTCTGATGAGGTAACGACGAATGGCCACCTCAGGAACTGTCGGGCAAACGAAGATCCCGGTCTCCCGACTGCTGGAGAAGGCCATTCGTCGTTGCGGGCTGAGCCCCGCCTCGCTGACCGCTGAGACGGTTTCGAATGCTCTTGAGACCATGTTCATGTTCACCATGAGTCTGACGAATCGTGGACTCAATCTGTGGTGCATCGAGCAAAAGGAAATCCCGCTTGTGGCCGGTCAGGCGACATACGTTTTGCCTGCCGGTACTCTTGACCTGCTGAACGTTTTGTTGATGTCCCCCGCGGCGTCTGGGGGCTACGTCGAAATTCCAGTCACGCCTTTTAATCGTGACGAATACGCGAATCAGCCGAACAAGTCATTTCAGTCGGCCCGTCCGACGAATTATTGGTTTGAAAAGCTTATTGAGCCGCAGGTGACTCTGTGGCCGGTCCCGAGCGACGACACAAAAAAGCTGCGCGTTTTTGTGCATCGTCAGCCGGAAGATGTGGGATCTTTGACCAACGAACTCGAGATCCCGTCCCGTTGGCTTGAGGCGTACACGTGGCATCTGGCCCTGCGCCTTGCGTTCGAATTACCTGGAGTAAGCGCGGAGCGCTTAGCGGCAGTCCAAGCCATGGCCCAAGGGATGACCTTGGAAGTTGAGGGTGGCGAAACGGATTCTGCTCCTATTTATTTCGCTCCCAATATCGGCGTTTACACGAGGTAATTCCTCATGGCTGCTACCACAACATATTCTCAGCTGATTGAGGATGTGAAGCAGTATGCCGAGCGTTTCGACGCTCCGTTCATCGCTCAGATCCCCCGCTTCATCGCTCTGGCCGAGAACCGTATCGCGGCCGAGGTACGGGGGCTTGGCTATGTGCGGTATGCCTCTGGGTCCTTTAACGTTGCCGGTGCGGTGATCGAGAAGCCTTCCCGGTGGCGCGAAACCTCTAGCTGGTTCTACATCAAGAACGGGAATGTCGTGTTCTTGAAGCAGCGCGGGTACAGCTACGTTCGGTCGTACTGGCCGGATCTGTCTCAGACGGGCGACCCAGAGTACTACAGCGACTATGATTATGAACACTTGCTCATAGTCCCGACTCCCGCAGAGCCCCTGACATTTGAGCTGGCATATTTCGAACGCCCGTTGCCCCTGAGCGAGTCGAATCAGACCAACTGGACTACTCAGTATGCGCCCCAACTGCTGCTATACGCTTCGCTGCTGGAGGCCCAGCCGTTCTTAAAGCGTTCGGATCGGATCGCGGAATTCCAGGGCCTGTTTGATCGGGCCGCAGCCGCAGTGTCGAATGAAGCCCAGCGCCGCTTGGGCGGCGACCAGACCCTAATCAGGACCGAAGGATAACAGCATGAGACCCATGATTCTCTCCCGTACTGGCGTTGGTGCCGTCGCGACGCCCCTGGACCACCAAACCACTCCTTTCGCGGTCGGCGTTGGCGCCGTAGTGAGTGGTACTGTCACGTACAACATCGAGCACTCCTATGACGGCACGAACTGGTTCGCGCCCGCGGGGGACTCGGGAAAGACCGGGAACTACGACAAGGGCTTCGTCACCCCGGTCGCTTGGATTCGTATTAACGTGACCGCTGGGACCGGATCGGTCACGGCTACGGTCCTTCAAGGGACGCCCGCGTAATGCCCCGCTTTCTGCCGCCCAGATTTGGCGGCACTTTGGCCGTGGCGGTTTGCGACCGTTGCAAGCTGAAAGCGTACCTTGATGACTTGGTATCGGACCCCAATTCGCCGGGGCTGCGCGTCCACCAGCATTGTGCCGACCTGAAGGATCCATATAGACTCCCGCCGCGCAAAACAGAGCGCATCGATGTCCGCTATCCGCGCCCCGAGGTGGAAGTGCCCCTGGATGAACCCGACTTCATCGGAACCGAGTACAACGATCCGATTGATTTCCCGCCGGAGATCAACACATGAGCACACGAATCACTGATCTTCCGCAGGCCGAAACGCTGAATGGCTCGGAGGTCATGCCGCTGGTCCAGAACGGTGTCACGAAAAAGGCCACGTTGGACTTCATCAATTTGGCCGCGCCCGCTGCGCTGATCCTGCAGCAGACCCAACAGGTCTACCAAGACACTCTTGGGGTCAAATCGGACACCGAAGGGGTGTTGGCTGAAACCCAATCAGTTCTCGGCGACACGCAGGTTGTGCTCGGCCAAACCGTCGGTGTTCGGAACGAGACAGAGGCCTTGAAGCTGGACTTCGAGACCCAGTACCTCGGCCCACATGCTTCTCCGCCTACGCTGGACAACGAAGGCAACCCCCTGCAGAATGGTGCCCTATATTGGGACACCACTCTTATGGCTATGTTTGTCTGGGACGGCGCCAGTTGGACCGCATTCTCGTCGACAGTGGCATCTGTCAACGGCTTCATCGGCGAGGTTGTCCTCGGCTTTGCGGATGTCGGCGCCGCAGGGCCGGGGGCGAACGTCAACATCACGTCGCTTTCTGGGCTCACTGGCGACATCGAGACCGCTACCGGGCTGCAGTTCGACACTCTCGCGCCTTCCGTCGGTGCGGTGGGCAAGCTCACGTGGAACACGACCGACCAAACGCTGGACCTTGGCTTGTCTGCTGGCGGCGTTTCCATGCAGATCGGGCAGGAGGTGTATTACAGAGTCAAGAATGGCACGGCAGGCGTCATCCCCAACGGTTCGATGGTCCGTTACACTGGAACCGATGGCGCCTCTGGCAACATCCTTGTCGCCCCCGCGTTGGCTGATGGCACCTATGCGTCACAAACGTTCCTTGGTCTCACCACCGAAGCTCTGAACCCTGGTGATTCTGGCTTTGCTACTCATTTTGGCCGTGTCCGCGGGATCGACACGACGGGCAACCCTTACGGCGAAGTGTGGGCCGGTGGCGACGTCATTTTTGCCAGCGCGCTCGTTGCTGGGGGGCTCACAAAAGTACCGCCCCCAGCGCCCAACAACCGTGTCCGCGTTGGCATCGTTGTTCATGCGCACCCGAACGGCACGATGTTCATCCGCCCGACTTACGGCGGCAAGCTCTCTGAAAATGAACAAGTGCAGCTCGCAGCGATCGCTGATGGTGATGTGCTCAAGTATGTCGCTGCGAACGGCCGTTTCGAGAACATGTCGTTCGCGACGGCACAGATCGAAACGCTCGGAACGGCGGCGGCTTCGATGGCCG